TCAGATCACCAGTAGTGACGAGTTTAAGCGAGCCGTGCCCGGACGCTGTGTTGTCATCGCCAGTAGTACTGAGATTGAGCGCCATATACCCAGAAGCTGTATTGTTATTACCACCAATGTTGCTATAAAGCGCCTTGGACCCAATCGCTGTATTCCTGTTACCCCCGAGGCACTCCTGAAGCGCGGTATACCCAAGAGCAGAGTTCTCCGTGCCGACGTCGTTGGTCGTAAGCGCAGAAAACCCAACAGCAGTGTTATGATTCTGAGTGCCGTCATCGCAAGTTAATGCTTCCGTACCAAGACCGATTGTTCCACCATTAGAATTTGTGAGAGCATCTGACAAATCATTAATCTCTACTGTAGTAACAGTAGTTGCGGTAGTAGCATTACCTTCAAGTGCTGCGACTAATGTTCCAACTGAAATTGAGATATTACCTGTGGCACTTGCAGCCGCTGTAGTTGTACCTAATGTAAATTTATCAGCACTTTCGTCCCACATAAAGATAGCATTATCACCTGTCGAACCACGCTCCATGATAAGTCCCATGTCGTTTGCATTCGATCCTGCGCCTGTATTAAGCTCAAGTAATGTGTCCTCAACAACTGTATTTGTTGTACTGATAGTAGTCGTTGTACCGTTTACTGTAAAGTTACCTGTAACAGTTAATGCGCCAGCAATTCCAACATTTGTTGTACCTGTTGGAATTGAAATAACAGTTGCATCGGCATCATTCTTAATAGTTACATCGTTAGTACTTCCTTGGCCTGTTAAGATAAGACCTTCGGAACTAGTATAACCTATAGCAGCATTATCTCCAGCAGCAGTATCAGTAGTTGCCTCAACCGTTCCGCCAGTTATAACACCAGTTACGGTAAGGGCTGTTAATGTGCCAAGACTTGTTATATTTGTTTGTGCGGCTGCTAAATGTGCTGCATCAATAGAACCATCTACATATTGGTCAGAGTCAATTGAATTAGCACTCATATGTGCTAAGTCTATTGAACCATCAATATATTGATCACTATCTACTGAATTAGCACTCATATGAGCAAGATCAATACTTCCATCTACATACTGAGTACTATCTACTGAATCAGCTGACATATGTACTAAGTCGATTGAAGCATCTACATACTGAGTACTATCTACTGAATCGGCTGACATATGAGCAAGGTCAACTGCGCCGTTAGCGATTGTTGTTGCGCCGTTAGCGACGATTGTTATATCACCTGACATTGCAACGTTATCAAAACTATTAGAACCATCATAAACTAATAGATGGCCGCTTGCGAGGCCACTAATATTTGTATCATCTAATTCAGCAAGGGTATCTTCTGTATCTACTTGTGCATCAACATATGCTGTAGTAGCAAGTTTTGTTGAACTGTTACCTGCGGATTGTGTTGTTGCGGTTGCGCCGTCACCTAAGACAACGTTACCACTAATAGTACCACCATGAACCTTATTTCCTGAAATAGCGTCATCTGCTAGATTATCTACATCTTCACGTAGCATTGCGCGGCCGCCCGCGGTTGAACCGTCATGAACAACTATCACGTCCTTGGTTGTATCAACAGACAATTCTCCTTCTAGTCCTGTAAATGAGCCATGCTGGGCCGTAGTACCACGTCGACGTTGTACTGCATAATTTGCCATTTATTAATCTCCTATATATTTCGTTTCGTTTAAAATATTATATAATATTTTCGATATCTTTTTTTACAATTAGATCGTCAAATCTAGTTTACAAATTTACAACTTGTAAGTATTTATTGGTTCTATAGGAGATCTAACATTAACAGTAGCTTATGCAACTGAGCCCCAGTCGGCTGAAGTAACGTCGCCAGTCAGGCCCCATACTGATGTAACCGAGGTTGGACTTGTTGTAATTTCATAAACGAAAATTTGTGCGTTGCCAGCGTCTGGATTAATCTGGTGAGAGGCTGAGTCAACTTTTGCCATAATTTTATATGTAATAACAGTACCATTAGATTGTCCGTGGGCATCTGCATATGCAACATTAAATAGGCCGGCTTGAAGATTTAATTCTTCATATAAATCTGTTGGTGTGCCTCCTACAACTCTAACTACTTTTAATGAAATTATACTACCACTAGCATTACCCATTGGCATTGCTACTTGTACATTAATAATATTAGAATTTGTTACTGTAATTGCTGTTGTGTATCCAGCAACATCAACATATGTTGTACTTGTTATTGTTGGTGATGTATTAAAAATAGCAATATTACCACTAATTTGTGCGGTTGCGGCACTTGTTAATGATACCCACTCAGTACCATCGTGTCCTTGGAAGTCTGTGCCACTCCAACGTATATTTCCGGCGCCGGCGGCACCTGCTATATTACCAACTTTAATACCTTGCGCGAACGTTGTATCTTGATTAGAAGCAATCGTCATTGCAGTTGAAGAAGCATTATCATCAATACCAGTTGAAGTAAATGTTGTAACTGTTGCAGGTTGTGCTGAGTTAGCGCCAATTGTTGCGCCATCAATTGCACCACCATCAATATCAACAGCATTTGCGGCTTGTGTAGCAATTGTACCTAAACCTAAATTAGTTCTTGTTGTTGCTACATTTGCTAAATCACTTAAATTGTTTGCTCTAAATGCATAAGCAGTATCAGCACCTGTTGCTGTTACGCCTAAATTAGTTCTTGACGTTGCAACGCTTGCCACATCACTTAAATTGTTTGACGCCATCAATGCGCCTATTCCAGAAACACTTGTAAAACTTAATGTACCTGCACCATCTGTTGTTAATACTTGGTTTGCTGTACCATCTGCGGTTGGATAGCCTAATCCACTGATCAAAACTCGAATACTTGCACTACCAACTGCAACAAATTTTGTTCCTGTAGGATCAAACAAAATGAATGATTCACTTGATGATGTATTAGCACCAGCATCATTAATTGTAAAATAACTAAATATTAAATCACCATCTTGTTCATTACCAATTGCCCATTTGTGTCCAGAACCTGATGCTACTGGCACACTTTTAAATACCACACCACTAAAAGTAGGAGCAACAGGACCAGCACTTGGTGTTGCAATTATAGTTACACTACCTGTACCTACACCACCAAACTTTGGACTATTTGCTGTTCCAAGTCCTAAGTTAGTTCTAGAAAGCGATACTGATGCAATATCACTTAAATTATTTGCTCTAAATGCATAAGCAGTATCAGCACCTGTTGCTGTTACGCCTAAATTAGTTCTTGCAGTTGCGGCGCTTGCTACATCACTTAAATTGTTTGCTCTAAATGCATAAGCAGTATCAGCACCTGTTGCTGTTACACCTAAGTTAGTTCTTGTTGTTGCTACATTTGCTACATCACTTAAATTGTTTGCTCGAAAATTATAAGCAGTATCAGCACCTGTTGCTGTTACGCCTAAATTAGTTCTTGCAGTTGCGGCATTTGTGCCGCCTGTGCCACCTTGAGCCAAAGGAACTGTAGTTATTGAACCCAATGCACCAGATGAATTTATAATTATATCACTATTACTACCTGGTGCAACAAATGATGCTATATTTAAATTTGTAAGTGCATTACCATTACCGTGAAATGTTGTAGCATGAACAGCACCTGCTACTGTAATAGTATCATTTGCTAAAGTAATTAAATTTAAATCAGTTAATAATCCAATATTCGATCCATCAATTTTAATATTATCAACAGTTAATTCAGTTAATGCTCCAATGCTTATTAAACTACTATTAACAACAGCACTACCAAGTGTAGTTGCATTTAATACTGAAACATTATTAATTCGATACTCTTTGGTAGTTGCTATATCTAAATGTTCACTTAACGTCCATGCATCATTTGCATCGACCCAGTTAATTGTTTTATCAGTTGTACCTTTTAATGTTAATCCGCCCTGATTAGCATTTGCATCAGTGGGTGTTGCAATATCATTTATTGTAATATTATTATCAGCAACAACAACTGTATTAACATCTAATTGTGTGGTACTACCGGAAATAACTAAATTTCCATCAATATTTAAATTTCTAATTGAACTTTGTGCCATTCATTTCACCTTAACATGATGCTTTAATTATATTTATCGAATTAGCAAAAGAAAACCCCCGGACAATGCCCAGGGGTTTAAATACTTCCACTAATATAAAATTAATTATACTGTGAATGAAAGATTTGCTACGCTAATGCCTGCAACGTAATCGCCTGCGTTACCAAAGGAGTTCGCTGTATTAGTTAACTCTTTGTAACCATAACGTGACATAAATGACACGACTGGCTCGAATGTTGCTGGATCCATTACGACACCACTACTCATTAGTGGTACGTATGGGCAATAGAATGCTGCCGCGTCTGTCTCTGTTGAGCCTTTATAACCCATTAGAATGTCTGCGCCAGTTCCACCATCTGCATAATATGTATCAACATACATACGCATTGTACCATTCAATGTACCTACAAACTTAACGTTTGTTGGTGCTTCAAATGTGCCTTCAGTTGTACGAGCAAATGCTGAAGTTGTTGCACTTTGTAATGCTGTTAGCACACTTGGTGAAACAACTGCCCAATTTGCTGCGCCGCGTCTTGTGCGAGCCGCAATTAGGTTAGCTTGCTGATTCATCTGAATTGCTAGTACTGCGTGTACATCACCAACGTATGTTGGTGTGAAGTTTGCTGAAGCCTTAACAGTGTTCATGTCATAAGTGGCGTCTTGGCCTGCTAATGAACGAAGTGATGCTAAAACTTCCTGATCGATTTCAGTTGTAATTTCTTGTGCTAATGCGGCAAGAATTTCTGCTTCAACGTCAATACCATGCATGGCTTGTGCGTCTTGAGCTGCCTCAAAAGTCCAACGTGCGCTGAGCTTTCTTGACTTTGCTTCAACTGTTTCTTTTACGATCTGAATTGATAAACGGTTGCCCGCGTTACCTTCAAGAGCGGCTGTGCCGGCTGCTTTATCGTCGGCTGCTCCTGAATAACCTGCGGCGATTTTGAATGGGCTTAGTGCCTCTTCGCCTGCGGTGGTGTCTACGCCGCTTGTGCTATTAAAAGCATCTGCGTAACGTACACGTAATGTATGAATTTGTCCAACTGGACCAGTCATAGGCTGAACACCAACAATCTCGTTAGCGATTACTGTTGGCATAACACGCCTAATTACTGGTAAGATGACCTTGTTCAAGGTTGCTACGTTGCCTGAAGCAGTAGCACCAACGGTAGCTGCTTCTGTGAGATGTGCCTTAGTATTCTCTAAGATAACTCCCATAGTTTGCTTACGCTGGCCTTCTAGTCCTTCTAGAAGAGCCTCTTTTGTGGCACCCCAGTTAGTATTTTCCATAAGGTTTTCTGCCATTGTTCTCTCCTTAATTAATACCTGCTAATTTCTTAAGATGAACAACCTGGGCTGTACCATCTCTAGAGGTTTCTTCTGATTTCGCCACTACCTTATCACCGGTTTTCTCAGTGAGGGTAGGCTTTTTCAAAGTTTCTTCCCTAACAGCGGTTTCATTCAAAACTGCTGGTAAGTATTTTTGGAAACTACCTTTAAGGTTCTTTGTCTGAACACTTTCAAGTAATTCTTCCATAATCACACGCTTTGCTTTTGCTAGAGGGCCTAGCAGTTCAATCATAACTTTGTTACGATTGATTTTGCCTTGAAGCTTCCTTCCGACAATTTCTGCATTTTCTTTTGCTTCAGTTAGCGTATTGATTGATTTTTGTTGTTCCTCAATATTTCTATTAAGTTTTCGGATTTCTGTACCTTCTGCGAGATATGATGTCATATACTCTGCGGCAAATGATTCGAAAATCTTACGTCCGAAGTTGTTTTCACGTGCGGACTTAATATCTTCTCTTAATTGTGTCATTTCGCTACGTAGTACTTTTTCAATAACTGCTTCTACAGTTTTTGCACTACGTTTAATAAACTTGGCTTTCGCTTCATTTAGTTTTGCGCGACCTTCTGTAATTAATTTAACTTTTGCTTCAGCGAGTGACTTCTTATCATCGTTGAATTCAGCAATTTCAGTTGCGAGTTGCTTTAGTACGAAACCTTCTAATTTGTTAAAGTTACTAAATTGTTGATTGCGATCTTCTCTAAGTTCGTTGATTTCACCCTTAAGTGAATTCATTACAAATTGATTTAAAGCCTCAGTATGAATTTTTACTGCATTTTTATAATCAACTCGGGCCTGTAGTAGACCTTTGCGTTCTTCATTGAACTCTTCAATTTCGGCCTTAATAGTATCGTTAAGCATGTTATCCATAGCCTCGACAAGTTGTGCCTTGTCACTGTCATAGCGATTGGCAAACTCTTCGCGAAGTTCTGAAGCAATTGCTTCTTTCGCCTCTGCTATGTTACTTTCCCATGCTTCTTGAATACTGGCTTTTGTATTGTCGTCTAGGAGATCGCTCTCTAGTAATTCTTTGAGTGCTTCGGCCATGTGTTTCTCCTAATTACTTCCTTTTCTTAATTCCTCAAGAAATTTTACAATGCCTTCCTGTAAATACTTCTGAGCTTTTTTATCATGAACCATTGCTTCTGCTAGGTTATAAATATTCTGTCCCTTTCCATAATTCTGAAGACTTTCATAAACAGTCTTTGGATATGCTTTTGGGGCACTTGGTTGAGCTACTATATCAACAGTAACAATTTCAAATTCGGATACTTCTCCGCCTTCGTTTACGTTACCGCTGCCTCTAGAGGATACGCCTAATTTTGCGCCACTTTCAAGCAATGTTGCTACAATGTTACCCATTGGAGTTGGAACTATTTTAAGTTTACCATATCCATTGGGTCCATCCATCCACATTTCTTGAATGATGTGACTAACCCTGTCCAAGTTAACTGTCAGTTCTTCTGGGTGATCTGCTTCGCCAAGAACAGTCTGTCCTTCACGTAAACGCTCCATGATTGAATCAACCGCGGAAGCTATTTCGTTTACAGGATATACACGTTCGTTTTGGTTCTTAACACCACCCTGGATAAAGATACCTTTCATATAAAGATCTTTACCTGTACCGTCGTCGCGGTCACGCGACTCGACAGTTGCTTGTGCCTGATCAAATGTTAAACGTTCATATAAAGGTTTAATCATTGCTCATTATTTCCTTAAGTCTTTACCAGCGCCTACCATTGATTTTGCGCCTTTGTCGGACTTATCGCCACTTTCTGCCTTTGGTCCGGCTGAAAGTTTTGCATCTTGATTTGTTGTCATGCCTTCGGCAGGTTTGTCTGCTGAACGACCTTTCTCATCGCCGCCTGCAATATTTGGAACTTTGACACCGTGATCAGATTTCTTAAGGTTTCCGCCTGTAATTGTGCTTTTTGCACCAGCGTCGCCGTCGTCACCTAATTTTGCGTTGCCTACTGCTTTCAAATCTGCAGCCTCGTCCAACTCATCAGCATCGTCATCATCTTTTGCCTCATCGACGTTTTCTTCATCTTCGTCTTTGGCTTCAAATGCAATTGACTCTTCTTCTGCTGGTAATTCCATGGCCATTTCATCGTCCATGCCCATTTCATCACCTGCGTCCATTTCGTCGCCTGTATCTTCTGCACCCATGAGTTCATCAAACTGTGCTTTAAGTTCTTCGATTGCGGTTTCTAGATCATCTACTCGGTCTTCGACTTCTTCCTCTTCACCTTCCGGTGCTTCGGCTTCGTCGTCACCCATCATGTCGTCTAGTTCGTCTTCTGCTTCAGCGTCATCTATCTCATCATCGGCTTCAAATGCTTCTTCTGCTTCTAGTTCATCTTCATGAGTTCGAATACTTTCGTTTTCGTCCTTCATTTCATCCCTAAAATCAGATTTCATATTTTCGTCGACCGATTTTTCTTCGGCATCATCTTTGTCTTCATCATTAAGTGCCTCATCAATATCCTCATCCTCATCTTCAATTAATGATTCGTGAATACTGCGAGCCTTCTCAACGAAAACTTGATGCAAAAGATCAGTTGCCTGTGCTTCTTCATCATTAATAAGGTACTCTAATACCTTTTCAAGTTTTTGTCTTGACATCCGAATTCTCCTCTCTTCTAACCGCGAAAGAGTTTGTAATAATATTTAAGATGTCTTACTTAAAAGGGGGGTAATAAGGGGAATTTTCGGCCGAAAAAGATATATTTTTGCCTAAAATGTATTTAATTAAATTTAATTTTTAATAAACAATGTTTTAATTATTATATTATTATAGGCCGCCCATTTCGCCTTCTGCTGGTGCCGGAGCATAAATTTGTGCTAATAAAGAACGTCTATTAATTTTTTCGAATTTACGAAATTCTCTAACTTTTCTTAATTTATTAAGATGTTCAAGAGTAAATCGTGGGCGTCGTGTATCATCAATTAGAGCGACACCATATCTATCTTTCTCGACATCGTAATAACCTTCAATTAATATATCTTTTACTTTCATAATATTATTTATCTTATACTGCCGGTTCTGCTGGTGGTGCTACAGGAGCAGGTGCATTTTCTGCACCACTAATTGGAGACTCTGCTCCGGGTTCTATCATGCCCATATCTTCGCCACCTAAATCAGCATCTATATCAGGTGCTAATTCACCAGTGTCCATTGGGCGAACTCCAACATCAACCATTCCAGCATCAAGGTCTGCCATTGGATGATCATTGCCAATTTCTTCAAGATATAATTTTTCATTGTTTATAATCTCATCATCTGTGAGACCTAAATACCGTTTCATAGCAAAACGTTTACTAATAAATGGAACTGCTACTGCGGCCGCAAATACATTCATTTGTGCGCCATCAACTTCAATTTGTCTATACTTACCAAAATTTTGCGGCTCTTTAAATTGTACTTCAAATAAACTTGCTTCAACTTCAATACCACGTTGCTTACAAAATAATTTAAATTCATCATCTAACCACGGTGAAATTAAATCTTGCAATCTTTTACAGAAATTTGTAAATCTATATTCCTGAATAAATGCTGTGCCAACTCTACCATCACTATAAACGGCTGTACCATCTTCTGGGCCTGTTGGCAAATAAGAACTTGGTACACGTAAACCACGTAATAATTTATTATTAAAATATTTTAAATCATCAATTTGTCCTAAATTCTCACCGCCGGGTAATGTTTCAACACGCGAACCTCGACCTTCAGACGTTTGGGCAAAGAAATAATCTTCAATCATTGAGAGTGGATTATAGGCCGCGTCTATTACATTGGTGCCGCCGCCTGTTTTATTAGGAATTCTTTTTTGATGAATTTCATTTTTAACTTGTTCTATAAACGCCATAGCACGTGAACGTGGCATATCGCCAACATCAACATAAAATACTCTGCGTTCTGGAGCACGTTGCACACGATAAATTAAAATAGCATCTTCAAGCATTTCTTTTTGCTTAAAGATTTTATAAACTGGTTCAAGTATACTCGTACCAAACGGCCAGGAATTATCTAATCCTTCAGTTAAACTAATATGTATAATATTACTTGCATCAACCGGAACTGCATTACTAAATCCTGCAGAACCTCCCATACCTAATCCTTCCATTGAACCAACTGTAGATGATGCTTGTCCACCTGTTATATTTGGAATAGCAGGATTTGCTTTAGATGCATAATTTCTACCAGCATTCATATTACTTGCAACCAAAGATTGTAAATTAAGATCTAAATCTTTAATCCAATATTCTTCTGTTTTTTTACCTTTGCCTTCATTAACAACAACCTTTTCAATTTTTGCTGGATCTACCCAATACAATTTCCATGTTTCTGGATCACGCATAAAAAATTGATCGCCATATTTTAATGTGCTACGCACTAAACGCCATGCACGACGATCCATATCATTAATATTACACCATTGTCTTAATGTACTTTGCAATATATTAATTTCGGTTTCGGTTGCATCTTTTTTAAAATGAATTTCAAATGGTAACGTTGTATCATCATCAACTTGTGTACAAAATTCAGCAATAATATCTAATGCTGCATTTACTTCACTATCAGCATCCATTTGATCATATTGCATATAACGTTCTAGTCGATTGGGTGGACCCATATATACTTCAGGTAACCACGAAGTATATCTGCTATTAGATGTCGCACCTGTTCCGGTAGCATTATCTGCTCTACCTCTATAGTTAGATTGATCGTATACTGTAAAATGTTTTCGCCAACTCATTAAAATTCATCCAGATTGTTTATTAATTATAACAGTATTTATTCGTATAGCCAAATCTTTATTTCATATGTGGGCCGGATGCTGTTACCGCTGTAGTAGTTTTCTTTTGCTCGGTTGTTACTTGCACTGTTCCGGTTGAAATGGCAATAAGTATTTCAGCAAGTTTTTCAGCAATTAACTCTAATTTTGCTGCTTGTACTTCTTGGCCGCTGCGGAAGCCTTTAATTTGAGCACCTTGAAAATTACCTAACGATTGAGTAATAGATTTAAATTGTTCTAATTCTTCATCAGACCAATCATTAACTACATCGTCAAGACCTCCTAAATTATTAGTTAATACTTTAATTGCGCCGGCGCCTGCTACAAATGCAGGATCTCTTAACATATCATATAATGTTTTCATTTTAGGATTAAAAGAATCTAATGATGTGCTTGCTGTTGCTAATGGTGTAGAAATTTTATCTAAATTTGCTATTTGAGATAATGGTGACGTTTCACCAAATAAGTTTCCAAATGCACTAGATATTTTATCCATTGAATCCGAGTCGGCCCATGCTTCGAGACTTGCTAGGTCTATACCTGCTATATCTGCCATAGCTGTACTAAATGCATCCATTGCATTTGCATTTTTAGTGATGTCTGCAATATCACCTAAATCAGCCAAAGAAAATGCTTTTATGTTGTCCCACGCCATTTTTACTTTGTCGCCGCTTAGCCGATCGGCCCAGCCTCCAAGAATTCCGCCAGCGAGCAGATCTCGAGATATTACTGGTATTTTTGACATACCTGCCATAGCTGTACTAAATGCATCCATTGCATTTGCATTTTTAGTGATGTTTGCAGTATCGCCTAAATCAGCCAAAGAAAATGCTTTTATGTTGGCCCACGCCATTTTTACTTTGTCGCCGCTTAGCCAATCTGCTGCGCCTCCAAGAAATCCGCCAGCGAGCAGATCTCGAGATATTACTGGTATTTTTGACATATCGGACATTGCACTAGCAAAAACTTCCATTACATTTGCATTTTTAGTGATGTTTGCAGGATTAATAATA